GGGTAAATATTATTGGATAACCCATACATGGGTATGTAGAAAATGTAATGACCTTGGAAGAATAAAAGCACCACTTGAAGAATGGGAAACTGAAAAAGGGGGTAAATTATTAACCTTTGTTGATGCTGTGGAGATATCCCCGGATATTCCTGCCCGTTGGCTTGAAGAGCAGGGACAGAAATATAACATAACTACACTAGGTATGGATAATTATAGACATACATTACTTGCTAAGGCTCTTAGAGAGGTAGGGTTTGATACAGATAAACAAGGGGCAAATAATACAAAACTTACAAGGCCGTCTAATCAAATGTTGGTTGCTCCTACAATAAACAGCTTGTTTGTAAATCATAATATTGTGTATGGAGATAACCCACTTATGCGTTGGTATACAAATAATACCTGTAAGCATCCTGAAAAATATGACAATATGACCTATGGGAAAATAGAACCTAAAAGTCGTAAGACAGATGGTTTTATGGCTTTTGTGGCTGCTATGTGCGCAGGAGGTATAGAGCTTGAGGACAGTGGAGAGGAAATAAATTTTGATATGGGAGTTTACACATATTAAAAAGGAGTGAGTGAATTGGAAAAGCCAAAGGATCTAATAGTAAAAATAACACTTGATGATTCTGAATATAAGTCTAAGTTAAATGATATTGAAAAACAGTTTGATAGGATAATTGAAAAGCAGAAACAAGTATTTGATGTAAAGCTCCATGAATAGGGCTTTTTTATTTTGCCTAGAAAGGTGGTGAGAATTTGGGATTTTGGGACTGGACAAAACATTTCTTTGGAGCTGATGCAGATACTGTTTATATAACACAAAAAGCCATAGAACAAACTACAAAATTAAATATAGAGAAGTTTGGAATTGTAATGGCCATTAATTTTATTGCAAGTGCTATTTCTAAATGCGAATTTAAGACATTTCTAAATGGCAAAGAAGTAAAGGGGGATGAATATTACCTCTGGAATATAGAACCTAACTTGAACGAAAGCTCCACACAGTTTTCGCAGAAGCTTATAAGTCGACTATTGTTTTATGGAGAAGCTTTAGTTATAGGGGTAAATGGGCAGCTGCTTGTAGCAGATAGCTTTAACCAGGTTGAATATGCTGTGGTGGAAAATTATTTTACAGATGTGTCTGTTAAAACTATGAATTTTAACAGGACTTTTAAAATGTCTGAAGTCATGTATTTTAGATTAAATGATACCAATATACGGAATTTGCTGGCGAACTTAATAAATGGCTATGAAGAACTTAATAATATGGCAGAAGGTAAATATAAACGTAGTGGCGGCAGAAAGGGAATAGCCAGAATAAACAAGCCACCTTCCGGTGATACAGAGTTTAAGAAGAAAATTGATGATTTATTTAACAGACAATTTAAAGCTTACTTTGAAGCTGAAAATGCAGTTATTCATCTTGAAAGAGGGATAGAATACGAGGAGCAGGGTGGGGAATCTGTAAAGAAAAGTACATCTGAAATAACAGATATACAAAATATTACTAAAGAAGCTTTTGACAGGATAGCACAGGCCTTTAGAATGCCACCTGCTTTACTTAGAGGAGATATTGCAGATATAGAAAAGATTACAGATAATTTTTTGAGTTTTTGCATAGATCCCATAGTAACTATTATAGGTGAGGAAGCCACCCGTAAAAGATATGGAAAACGGGCTTTTATAAATGGTTCTTATATAAAAGTAGATACCACTTGTATAAGGCATATTGACATATTTAGTATAAGCGAATCTTTTGACAAGCTTATTGCCAGTGGTGGTTACAGCATAGATGATTTGAGGATAAAGGCTGGTGATACACCCTTGAATACAGATTGGAGCAGAAGACATTGGATAACTAAAAATTATCAAGATATAGAGAATCCTGAAAGTAAGGGAGGTGAGGAATAATGGGAAAACCTATATTTTTAATAAAACAGGCGGCAGAGCCAAATACTTTGGAATTATACATTTATGACTATGTCCAGGGAGATAGCTATGATTGGTGGAGTGGAGAAACCATTGAAAGTGAAACCTCTGCTAACTACGTGAAGGGACAGCTTGAACAATCCCAAAATATTAGTCAGATTAATATTTATATTAATTCCTATGGTGGTGAAGTTAAAGAGGGACTTGCTATTTATAACCAGCTTAAAAGGCATCCAGCACAAAAGACGGTATATGTTGATGGATTCGCTTGTTCCATAGCTTCTGTAATTGCTATGGCAGGAGATAAGGTTATAATGGGTCCTAATACTTTGATGATGATACACCATGCTTCTATGTATGCCTTTGGTAATGCAGAGCAACTTAGAAAGGCGGCTAATGATGTTGAGGTAATTGATAAAGCAAGCTGCTCCAGTTATTTAGAAAAAGCAGGAGACAAGTTGGGTGAAGATACTCTGAATCAACTTTTAGATGCTCAATCTTGGTTAACCGCCCAGCAGTGTTTGCAATATGGGTTGGCTGATGAAATAGCAGGAAAAGAGGATAAAAATATTTCTGCAGCGCAACAGAGATTTGAACAATCCATAAAAGAGCAGATTATGCAGATGCAAAGTAAAATTAAGGTTCCAGAACAATTTCAAAAGCAGAAAACCAATGCGGAAAAAATGATGGCTATATTTAAAAAGAAAATGGAGGGAAATGAATAATGACAATGAAAAGTAAAGATTTAATACAGCAGGAATTAAAACAAAATCTGGTGGCAGCGTTTAAGAGTGAAGACCCGGACGCAATAACACAGGCGTTTACCGATTTTGCCGAATCTGTACAGCAGAATGTACTTGAAGAACACAACATGTACCAGAGGACGCAGGATAATTCTATTTTAGCTAAAAGAGGTATGCACCAGTTAACCTCCCAGGAGGAGCAATACTATCAGAAACTTATACAGGCGCTAAAGTCTCCTAACCCAATGCAGGCAGTAACTGATATAGACATAGCCTTTCCAGAAACTATAATCGATAATGTACTTGCTGACATTGCTACAGCACATCCGTTATTGGATGCGATAACTTTTACCAATACAACCATACTCACTAAAATGATTGTAAATAAACAAGGATCTCAATTGGCCGCATGGGGAGATTTAAATGATGCAATTACTAAAGAACTTCAGGGGGCAATAGGAAAAATAGATTTAACTATCTGTAAGTTAACTGCCTATATGCCTATAAGCAAAGATATGCTTAATGTAGGGCCAACCTGGGTGGATGCATATGTAAGGGGGACATTAAGTGAGGCTTTAGCACTTGCTTTGGAAACTGCTATTGTAAATGGCACTGGTAACAAAGAACCTATAGGTATGAATAAATCTGTTGCAGATGATGTAACCGTAACTGGTGGGGTATATCCAAAGAAAACAGCTATGGCAATAACTGCGTTTGATCCTATATCTTATGGAACAATACTGGATAAGCTCTCTCAAGCTCCTAATGGAAAGAGAAGACCTGTGCAAAATGTGCTTTTGGTCGTAAACCCATCTGATTATTTTACTAAAATATTTCCTGCAACAACATTGAGAACAACTAACGGAACATATGCGACTGATATTTTTCCATTTCCAACTACGGTTATTCAATCACCGGCTGTAGATATAGGTGAAGCTGTTATTGGAATTGCAAACAGGTATTTTATGGGGATAGGAGCTGGAGACAGAGGCGGTAAAATTGAGTACTCTGATGAGTTCAAATTCCTTGATGATGAAAGAGTGTATACCGTAAGAATGTATGGTAATGGCAGGGCACTTGATGATAACGCGTTTATTCTTCTGGATATAAGCGGTGTTATTCCAGCAGACTTTGAAGTACAGGTAACTAACGTTGTTAAGACTAAAGAGCAGGCTTAATGGGGTGGTTTAAATGGCCGATACAGCTGTAATGGAACAATTACTACCAGAAGTTAAATCATATCTCCATATAACTTGGGAGGATGAAAATACAGATAATAACCTAAAAGGATTTATAAATAGGGGAATGGCACGCCTTACAGATATAGCAGGTGTGCCTTCTTTGGATTTCACAGCAGAGGAGCAGCCTAAAATGTTACTTCTGGATTATTGCAGGTACGCAAATAGTCAGGCACTTGAGATGTTTGAAAAGAACTTTGCAAGTGAATTATTAGATTTAAGTTTTCAATACCAATTTGAAACACCTCAAAGATTAGTAGTTATATCTACAGTGGGCACTTCTACAGGGTATACTAAAATGTTAGTATCTCCACAGTCAGATGAAGGTGATAGTTATGTATATAAGCTTGGTACAGGACTTTCTTTACCGGGTTATTTTGATATTTGTGATATTGTAAATGGCTATATTAAATGGAATGGTATTGATGAAATCTTTGCTACAGTGGGCAATGATATTGTGGTTATCGAAGTAGATGAAAATCTGAAAGCAATCAGAGCAGGGAAAACGACGGTAGTTGTGGGGTGATACTATATGAAAATCAAGATGGATAATATAGAATTTGTTTCTTTTTCTGATGGGGTATGCGACATATACAGTGAAGACGAGGAAGGTACTAAAACATATAAATACAAGAGTTTGGGTTTTACTAATCGTGTCTTGGGATATAATCGCGCCTTTGCAGCACAGGCAGTACAGGTTAAAGCTAATGCAGTTATCCGTATTCCACAGCTTAGAAATATTGATACCCATGATACTGTGGAAGTTAAAGATATTGGTAAATATGATGTTGAACTTGTACAGAACATTTTTGATACTAACCCGCCTTCTGTGGATTTAACATTAAGGCAACTTGAAATGTTTGGGGTGGTAACATGAGCAGTGTTGATGAAATGGCAGATTTAATAGCTGAATACTTGAGTAACTACACCCAAGAGGTTACGGATAATGTAAAGAAAGCTGTGGATAAGGTATCTAAAGAAGCCAATGAAGAAATAAAAAACCACGTTACGTTTAAACAACCTACAGGGAAATATGTTAAGGCATTCAGGATAAAAACATCTTATGAAGATAGATATAATAAAAGAAACACGTGGTATGTTGCAAATGGACAATATAGATTAACACATCTTCTTGAGAAAGGTCATGC